CATCAAGCAGATCATATGGCTGCTCAAATAGAATTTGAATTATGGAATAACGCATCAAATAGTGTTCCTAAATCAAAACCAGCAAATGCTACTAAGGGTGATAAAACACTTAGAGCAGCTAAAAAAATAAACACAGCAAATAACCCAAACCTATCAAAAGCAACATTAGGTGTAATTGATTCGTTTTTTAAAGATTAAAATATGTTAACACTTAGCATTATATTAACAGTAGTAGTTGTAGCTTCTTTTTTTATTATTAGAAATTTAATCAAACAAGCTGAAAAATTAGAGGATATAAGAACAGAATACGAAGATTTTATTGCTAAACAAAGCGAAGCTATTCAAGCTTGTAACGAAAGATTAAATCAAATAGATGATAAAGGAATATTTCGTTCTGATGATGAAGTTGGTTGGTTTTTTAGAGAAGTACAAAAAATACAAGAAGCTTTAAACGAGTTTACCCTTAAATAAAAATTAGTAAAAACCACATGTCAAACAAACTTAAGTACGCCCCTAGTCCTCCCCCAGAACCAATAATTACTAATATACCCGAATCAGGTCCTAAAAAAAGAGGAAGAAAAAGAACCAAAAAACAATATTTTACACCAGATACAGACGCAGCTATAAAAGAATATTTAGCTTCATCTAATCAAGATGATAGAGATGAAATATTTAAAACAAGAATTTGGTATCCATTTTATAAATTAGCAGAAAATTTAATCCATACATTCAAATTTTACTATACAGAAGTAGATGATTTGGAAGATTTAAAACATGAAGTAATTTGTTTTCTTTTAGAAAAATTAGATTATTTTAAACCAGAAAAAGGTACTAAAGCATTTAGTTATTTTTCTATAGTAGGAAAAAATTATCTTATATTATATAATAATAACAATTATCAAAAGAAAAAACAAAAAGTAGACGTATTAGCAGCAGATGAAGATGAAGGTGTTTTACATCAATTAGGTAGAGATGGACGTAAACAAGAAATAAAAGATTTTATAGATTATCTTACAGAATATATTGATAAACATATGTTTACTATGTTTAAAAAAGAAAAAGATAGAAAAGTATGTGATGCTATAAACACTTTATTTAAACGAAGAGAAAATTTAGAAATATTTAATAAAAAAGCACTTTATATTTACATAAGAGAAATGACAGAAGTAGATACTCCTGTTATTACTAAAGTAACTAAAAAATTAAAAGTACTATATAAAGACTTATATAATGAATATATCACAACAGGACATGTAAAAGTCTAAAAAATTCCATATTTATAATAAAAAAATATGGATTCATTAAATCAAATATTATTTGACGATAAATCTTTTGGAGATTTACTAAAAGAAATTCACGGTAATCAAAAGAAAAAAGCAAAACAATTAGCATCTTTAATAGCTGAATTACGTCCTTTAGTTCAATCTTTAGGAGATGCTACTGTAGTTGTTCCATTAATTAAAGAATATATGGAAATTAGTGTTAAAAATGATGACCAACTAATTAAAATGGCAGCTATAGTACAACGTTTATCTACAGGTGCAGCTTCAACAGGAGATGGTGGATTATTAACAGCTGAAGAAATGGATCAATTAATGGATGTAGCTGAAGAAATAGCAAAAACAGTTGAAGAACCTAAACAAATAGAATCACCAAAAGAATCATAAAATGTCACAAGTTGCTGTAAGAGTTAAAGATATTATTTTAAATATAGAACATCCTCAAGCAATTAATTTTGGGGGGTATGATGCTATAGGGACTATTTTTTTCACTAAATTAGATGATAATACACCTTTAGAACAAACATGGACAAATATAAATAATACAGCTAGGCCTATTTTTTCTTTTTTAAAAAATTATCCTTTAAAAAATGAAATAGTATTAATAATGTCTTCCTATGATAAAAACATATATAATACAGGGGGTTTTACAAATTATTATTTTCCTAATTTAAATATATGGAACCATCCTCACCATAATGCTCTTCCTACTACAAAAGGAATATCTGATGATGCCTCTAAAAGAGATTATAAACAAACAGAAAATGGATTAGCAGTAAGACAAATAGAGGATGAAGGTACAAATATAGATTTAGGAAATTATTTTAAAGAGCAAACAAAAATTAAACCCCTTTTACCTTATGAAGGAGATACTATAATAGAAGGTAGATTTGGAAATTCAATTCGTTTTGGTTCTACTAATATAGGTGAAAGTATATTAGAAGAAAATAAAAATAGATGGAGTGAAAATAGTACAGTAGGAGATCCTATATTAATTATTAGAAATGGTCAGTTAGAAGAAACAGACGGTAAAGGATGGGTACATTCAATTGAAGATATAGATGATGATGCATCAAGTATATATTTAACATCTAATCAAAAATTAAAAAACTTCATACCAGCTTCTATTTACCAAAAATCTTTTGGAGCTAATTTACAACAATCTGAAAATATAAACACTTTATTAACAGATCCACCTTTAAATATTATAAGTGAACCAGAAATAGAAGAACAAGAAATATCAGAAGAAGAAGAACCAGTATTAAATTCACCACAACCAGTTGTTGAAGAAGAAATACTTGAAGAAGAAATAGTACCAGAAAATGTAGCATATTATGATGTAGCTCCTTCAGATAATAATGTAATAGATCAAAATACAGAAGTACAGTTAGATGATAAATCAATAAAATCAATAACTGATTATAATATAACATCTGAAGAATTAAATAAACCTTTAGGATCCTTTTTTATAGAACCTATTCCAGCTATTTCAGACCAAACAGATTTAGAACAATATACCCCTTAAAATTATGGCAACTTTTTTTTCTTTAAAACAATGTATATATTCTTCAACTTTAGATAAAAATAGTATTTTTTATTGTGGAGATGAAGAAGCTAAATTAATAGGAGGTAATGTCCCTGGAGATGATTATACACCTGATAGACCTGATTTAGAACAGGGAACTATTATTACAAATATAAATAATCTTATGAATAAATGTGTTAATCCTATAAAAACACAATATCCTGATGTAGTTATAACTTCAGTTTATAGAAGTAAAGCTTTAAATAAATATATAGGAGGAGTTGATGAAAGTCAACACATGTATGGATATGCTTCTGATTTAGTAAGTATTAAGAATTTTAAATCATATGAAATATTTAATTGGGTTATTGACCAAAATATAGATTTTGATCAAATGATTTGGGAATTTCCTGAAAAAGGTAATGGGATAAATGGTTCTTGGGTTCATATATCTTATAAAAGTAATAATAATAGAAGAAAAACATCATTAGCTTCTAAATCATCTACTTTACATAAAAAATATGGAGGTGTTCAAATAGGAGAATATCAACATGATATAAAAAGAGCATATCCTGAATACATAATGGAAGAATCTGAAAATGTAGAACCCCCTGTATCTAAACACCCAAATGCAGACCAAGTAGAACCTAATAGAGGTTATTATTGGAATGGAAGAGGAAATAGTTATGGAAGTATAACAGTTAAAGATGATGATATGAATATATTATTAACCCAACAAATGCAAGCTGGATCAAAAGAAGAATTAATTAAATTAGCAAAAGCTCAACTAGATTCCTAATAAAATGACTTATAAACCAGACGCCCCAGAAACATATCAAGGAAAACAAGTAATAATAAATTCAGATAGATTATTATTTAATGCTAAAGATGATGCTATTCTTTTATTTTCTAATAAAGCAATAGGATTTAGTACTAATGGTAGTATTCATTTTGATACTAGTGATAAAAAAGATGGAGACAATGCAAGTAAAGTAGTAATAAATTCCCCTAATATTTATTTAGGATTAAAAAGAGAATATGGAGAAGATATATTACCCACAGAACCAGCAGTATTAGGAGATTATTTAGGAGATATTTGGTTATTAGATTTATTAGAATGTCTTGAAGGATTAATTGATGATTTAGTTACAAAAGTTGCATTTATAACAACAGCTCCTGGGGCACCAACTGGTCCAAATCCTTCAAATAAAACAATGTTATCATTAAGAAAACAACAAATAGAAGATTTAAAAAATAATATTCAAAATTTTAAAAGTAAAATTACTAAAATAGCATAGTATGTCATCTACAACAATAAGAAATTTAATAAACAGTCAAATAGATAAACAACTTTATAAAGTTAAAGGAGATTTAAGAAATCAAGGTACAAAACAAGTTCAAAAAGTAAAAGAAAAACTCCCTAGTAAAGATGAACTTAAAGATAAATTTATATCTAATGCTTGTGATACTAGATCTCAAGCAAAAATGACAAAAATATATGAAAAACTTATTAATCTTTTAGATAATTTAAAAAAAATCCCCCAAAAAGGATTAGAAAAAACTCAAAATATAGATAAAAAACTAAAAAAAATAAGAGATAAAGTAATACCTAAAATACAAAAAATAATAGAAATATTACAAGACATATTAGTACCAGCTTTATTAATAGTAGTAATAGCAGCTGAAGTAGCATTAGCAACTTCCTCAGGTCCTTTAGCTAATGGAAAAGTTATTGATTTTATGGGAGAGAAAAAAAGATTAATTCTTGGTAAAGTAAAAGAATATGCAAAATTAGCTTTAACAATAGTAGCAACTTTACCAACAATATTAAAAGCAATAGAAAAATTATTTAGTATTATGGAAATTGTCATAGCTGCAATTAAAAGTTTAATAGCAGTGATAGTTAAATTAAAAGATTTTGCAATATTTTTATATAGAAATTATATTAAAAAATGTAATGTAGCTGATCAATCTCCTGTAAGTAATGATGGAAATATAAATATTAATTTACTAGACGAACAACTTCAAATAGCTATAAATAAAGCAGCACAAGGAACATTAACACCAATAGACACAAGTAATATACGAGATAAAATGACTATATTATATAGTGATCTTTTAACAGATTTAGAAATAGAAGGAAAAACAAAAATAATAGAAAGGTTAATAAGAACAGAAGATGATCTTCAAACAAGCTATGAAGTAAAAACTGTACCATTACCTTAAAAAATTTTATATTTATTAACAAACACAGACAAACATGAAAGCAAAAACTTTTGAAAATCTAATTAGAAAAGTAGTTAGAGAAGAAATCGATTATGCGTTACGCAGAGAAATTAAATCACTTAAAGAAGATTTACGTGATGAATTTAAACCAACTATAGTAGAACATACTGAAAAAAAGATTGAAATACCCCAACAATCCTCTTTAAAAGAGAAAATAATGGGTAAAAAACCTTTAATAACAAAAGATACTCCAAATCAAAATTATACAAAGGATGCAGCTTTAAATGCGTTATTAAATGAAACAGCAGCAGGAGATACTAATTTAGAATCAGGAAATTCACCAGCAAGTATGGCTAACCCTTTTACAACAGGAGCTCCAATGCCTATGGATACA